TCAAGGCTCACAGACGATAACAAAGGATTCAACCTCGGTAAAACCACTGAAGTCCTCCGTGACGAACTTAAGTTTACAAAGTTCATTGGAAGAATGCGTAAAAGGTTTGGAGAACTTTTTCACGATATTCTCAAAACGCAACTCATACTCAAAGGAGTAATTTCTCCTGAAGATTGGGATGACATGAAGGAGCATATTCAATATGACTTCCTCTTTGATAATCATTTCAATGAGTTGAAAGAGAAAGAGATGCAACTTGCACGAATCAATCTTGCAACTCAAATGGATGTGTTTGTTGGTAAGTATTTCTCTATTGAATATATCCGTAAGGAAATTCTTGAGCAGTCTGAAACAGAGTATAGAGAAATTGATAAACAGATGCAGAAGGAGATTGAAAAAGGTCTTGCACTTGATCCTATTGATGTCACTCAAATGGATATGATGGATCGTCAGAACCAAGCATATGCTCCAGAAATTCAAGGTCAACAAGCATTAGATCAATCAGAACTAGATCAAGCTGCTGCGGATGATGCACATCAAAAGCAGTTGCAAATAATGAAATCTCAACCTAAACCTACGAGTAATACTAAATAATTAATTATCATGACTGAAAATAATACTATTGATCAAGCAAATCCTGAATCTGAAGTTGTTGATGTCGTATCTGCTATAGCAGATAACAATCGTGCAGCAGCAATTGATGCTATTCAAGATATGCTTTACGCAAAGTCAAGCGATGCTATTGGTGAATATAAAAAGGGTGTAGCTAATACACTTTTTGATAAACCAGAAGCAGAAAAACTAGAGGAACCATCCAATGAAACTGATAACGGAAACGATTGAAAATGTAGAGGTCATCACCGAAGGTAAAGGTGCTGATAAGAAACTCTATATTGAAGGAGTATTCCTTCAATCAGAAATCAAGAATCGTAATGGACGTATGTATCCATTCTCTGTTCTTGAAAAAGAAGTCAATCGCTATAACGAAGAGTATGTTAAAACATCACGTGCTCTTGGCGAGTTGGGCCATCCTGACGGTCCTACTGTTAATCTTGACCGTGTATCCCACAGAATTACCTCACTTAAATCTGAGGGTAATAACTTCATCGGAAGAGCACAGATAATGAATACTCCAATGGGTAACATTGCTAGATCTCTTTTAGAAGATGGTGTAAAACTGGGTGTATCATCAAGAGGTATGGGTTCAATTGATAAACGTGAAGACTGTGGCGTAGTCATGGATGACTTCATGTTAGCAACAGCAGCAGACATAGTTGCTGATCCTTCCGCACCTGATGCTTTTGTTAATGGTATCATGGAAGGTAAAGAGTGGGCTTGGGATAACGGCATACTTAAGGAGACTGAAGTTGCTAAATACCATCGTCACATGAGCGAGTCTACTCGCAGAAACCTAGAGGAGAGGACACTTCAAGTGTTTAACCACTTCCTCACAGGTTTATGATTTAATAAATAAACATAGATTAATCACAGTAAATTTACGGGAAGACATAATGTCAGATGTATTAAACGAAAAGTTCGGGGAATTTGCTACTGAGCAGAAAGATATCCTTAAGGAGTATCAAGATCCCATGCCTACAGTTACAGCAACTGTAATACCTGGCGAGGGTTCAGATCCTTCGGCTGTTTCGGGTGACCCTCAACAGAAGTCAAGCGGAAAGGATGAACCATCAGGTTCTTCTCCAACCGTTCCACCTTCTGTAGCAAATGGACAATCAGTAACTGATTTGGGTGGATCCCAGTCAGAACCTCTCCACTCTAACAAAGAAGAAGGAGAGCAAAATCCAGGTGCTAAGGCAGCAGCTCCTGTCTCACAAGACGGTAGTGTAACTTCCCCATCAGGTAAGCCTGGTGATGAAGCTGGTGCTAACACATTAGGTACTGAAATTGCATACGGAACTTCTAAAGGTCCAGATGTACAGTATCCAATTAAACCATCGTTTGAATCCGTAGATGTATCTGACGATGTTAAAGCCCTCCTTGAGGGAACTGAACTCTCTGAAGAGTTTGCCGAGAAAGCGAAAACCATCTTTGAAGGTGCTGTCAAGGTAAAAATTGAAGAAGAGTATAACAAGATTGTAGAACACTTTGCCAAAGAAACTTTAGAAAAGATTGAAGTTGCGAAAGCAGATCTTACTGAAGATGTAAATGGTACAGTGAACTACGCCGTTCGTCAATGGATGGAAGAGAACAAACTCGCCGTTGACAGTGGTATAAAGAATGAGATTACTGAGGACTTCATGGTAGGTCTTAAGAATCTCTTTGAAGAGCACTATATTGCTATCCCCGATGAGAAAGTTGAGGTGGTAGAAGGTATGGCTGCATCTATTCGTGAGATGGAAGAACGCCTTGACGAACAGGTCAAAGCTAACGTGAAACTTCAAGCAAGTCTAAATGAGTCTGCAAAAATTACTATTCTGAACACTGTTTCAGAAGGATTGGCAGATACTCAGAAGGACAAACTCAGCAAACTTGCTGAAGCAGTTGAGTTCGTATCAGAGGAAGACTTTACCAAGAAAGTTCATACTTTCAAGGAAGCATATTTCTCAGAGAAGAAAACTGCAATTGCAACTTCAGAAGTTGCTGATGAAACACCAGTAGAAGGAGTAGAAGCACCAAGTACAAATCCTCAAATGGATGCGTATGCTGCTGCACTAGCTCGCTGGAAATAGATAATAACTAACTTACTTTAAAAGAGAGATTAAACAAATGTTTAACGCACAAGCTCTCACAGAAAAGTGGTCACCTGTTCTGAATCATGAAGGCACAAAAGCCATCACAGATAATTACAAGAAAAGTGTTACCGCCGTTCTGTTAGAGAACCAAGAAAGATTCATACGTGAAGAACGTGGAATGTTACAAGAAGCAGGTGGTGCTGCTGGAAACTCTGCTGGAGCAATTGGTGGTAACGCCTTGTCTGGTAGTGGTTTAGATACAAAGACTGGTGGACTCGCTGGATTTGACCCTGTTCTTATCAGCTTGATTAGACGTGCAATGCCTAATCTAGTTGCATATGATATTTGTGGTGTTCAGCCTATGTCTGGACCTACAGGTCTTATCTTCGCAATGAAGGCTCATTACGAAGGACGCACAGGAGACGAAGCTTTATTCAACGAAGCGGATTCAAACTACTCTGCTGGTTCTGATGCTACTGCTAACGCATACGCTGCTGGCGATGTTGTTGACGGTTCAAACCCAGGACTTCTTAACGATTCAACTCCAGGAACATACGAGCGTGGCGTTAAGCCAATGGCAAGAAATGTTGCTGAAGGTTTAGGAGAAGCAGGAACATTGTTCCGTGAGATGTCATTCAGCATTGAGAAGACTGCTGTGACTGCACAGTCCAGAGCCCTCAAGGCAGAGTACACTCTAGAACTTGCCCAAGACTTGAAAGCAATTCATGGTCTTGATGCAGAGCAGGAACTTGCTAACATCTTGTCTAGTGAGATCCTTGCTGAGATCAACCGTGAGGTTGTACGTACTGTATACACAATCGCTAAGCCTGGTGCTCAGAACAATACTGCTAACGCTGGTCGTTTTGACCTTGACGTAGACAGTAATGGAAGATGGTCAGTTGAGAAATTCAAAGGACTGATGTTCCAAGTTGAAAGAGATGCCAACGCAATCGCACAGCAAACTCGTAGAGGAAAGGGTAACTTCATCATCACTTCTGCTGATGTTGCTTCTGCTCTTGCTATGTCTGGTACGCTAGACTACTCTTCAGGTTTAACTGGTGCTGGTGGTCCTTCTATCGGTGAGGTAGATGACACTGGAAACCTACTTGTTGGTACAATTAACGGACGCATTAAGGTCTTTGTTGATCCTTACTCTGCTAACGTTGCTAACAAGCACTACTATGTTGTTGGATATAAGGGTTCATCTCCTTATGATGCTGGTATGTTCTACTGCCCATATGTACCTCTACAGATGGTCAGATCAATAGGTCCAGATACCTTCCAGCCCAAAATTGGATTTAAGACACGTTACGGAATGGTTGCTAACCCATTCGTTGTTCAAGCAAACGGCACACCTGATGCCGAAGCTCTTACAGCGAACATCAACCAATACTACAGACGTGTACAAGTTGAGAACCTTATGTAAACCATTAGGTTTTGATATCAAGAGAAGGGGATCCGAAAGGTTCCCCTTTTTTATTAAATAGATTATAATATCTTATACAAGTCTAGTTAATTATGAACGGTAGATTATCAAAAGTTGACATGACATCTAGGCTACTAAAGATGAAACATGATATTGACAATAGAACGTGGCACAGGGAGTGGGGTAATCAAGAAAGGTGGGCTGCACAGCAGATCCTAAATAGTGTATTGGATACACTTGACGAATACCACTACTAATGCTAGAGAAGATACTACTCTTCGCTTCACCTATAGTATCTGCTGCTACCATTGCCTCA